TAAGGAAGCCTCCAAAGGCAGGTACAAAACTAGCATTCCAGTAATAAAAAACCCCAGGCTCAACACCTGGGGTTTTTCTTTAGTCTTTTTTCTTGGCATTCTGGTAGCGCTCTAGTAGACGCCGACCCTTAGCCACTGCAGACGCTTTGTCACCGTTGTGACCCCACGCCTCTAGCGAAAGCTTCAGGCGTGTTTTCTTTCCGTCCTTCTCCAGAGGCCCAGCAGCTGAACCCATGCGTACGAGGAACGATCCCTTACGCCGCATCTCCTCTGGTCCACTCGGTGCCCCCTTCACTGGAGCTTTCAGGTTTGAGCCCTGAGCCTTGGCTGACGCCCTGCCCTTCTCGTTCAGGCCACCCTTGGGGTTCTGCCCCTCCTTGCGTTGCCACGCTGGTGTCTTCGCCATCTTCTTTTCCTTCTTGTTTGACGATGATGTATCCGGCTTCTGTAAGAGCATTAAAGGCGCCCTCAATACCTTTGGCCATGGTCTGTGCAGCCTGGACAACAAGAATCTCACGGTGCTTAGCTGCTTCAGCAATTGACACCTTGCCTTCCTTCATCCCGTTCTCGACCTGGGTTACAATGGTCTGCATCAGGCCGCTTGAGACAAGGGCTGCCTCAATCATCTTGGCACGCACCTTGTCTTCATCACTAAGTTCACTCAACGATAATCTCCACTTCCACCAATCTTGTTGCGAGCCTTGCGGTCTGCAAGCTTTGTAATGTTCATCTGCGCAACATCTTCAAGACTGTAGCCCAGACTATGAGCGAGAGCGGCCACATACCAAAGTACATCACCAAGTTCCAAGGCGATGGTGTCTCGTATATGTAGGTCATCAAAGTTGCCGTCTCCGTCACGTAGTACTTTTCCGATCTTCTCTGCTACTTCCCCTGATTCCCCAGCTAACTTGAGAGCCGGGTAAATTATCTTGTGCTGGTCGGGGAAAATTGCGGAAGACATCGCTTGCTGTTGGTATTGGTTCAGGTTCATGGGTGGTCTCCATTTCTTTAATTTTCTTGTCAAGGTAAGCACGGGCTTTTTTGAGGTCTTGAAGCCCGTCCTTGCTGTCGTAACGCATCCCATACTTGATGACGTTGCCTAACCAGAATGGAAGATCGTTGGCGTAGATAAAATCCCACGGTTCAATTTTCCATCTGTTGTAGTGTTTTGGATTTACCGGATCACTCACAGGTTTTTTTCCCTGTCTCTGGGTCAATGTAGCAAGCTGCTCCTTCGCCTTCTTGCGGTGCTGCCACAAGAATACCCAGTCGCTTGCCTGCTGCACGAAACGTTGTAACGCCCTTGCAACCACGGTCGTACGCAGACATGTAAACATCTTTGAACTCGTCAAACGTAACTTGATCGCCAATGTTACAAGTCTTCGAAACGGCTGAGTCCATCCAGTAAGACGCTGTTTCCAAGACATCCAGGTGATCTCGGATGGTGCAGGAATCAGCAGTTTTCCCACGAACGCCCAGTACTCGTACGCCATAGTCATCAACCTGTTCTACAATCGGACCTTCAGGAGTCTGGACGGTACGGCTGTAGCCATAGGAGAACACAGGTTCAATGCCAGACGAGACGTTGTCTGCCACAAGCGAGATGGTACCCGTTGGTGCAATGGACGTCAGGTGGGAGTTACGAATGCCGTGCTTCTCGATGAGCTCAAGAACGTCGTCATGCAGGCAGTTGAGGAATTTAGATTCAAGGTAGTCCTCAGTGTAAAGTGGGAACGGACCTTTTTCTTCTGCAAGATGCGCAGACGCACGGTAACATTCGTTAGTAAGAATCTCGAGAATATCATTAAGCTCAGCAAGAAACTCCTTGCTGCCATACGGATAGCCTAGTGCTTCGATAGCGTTAGCTACCCCTGTAACACCAAGACCCATGCGACGCTTGTTGGTAGCCTCGACGTACTGTTCCGTCTGTGGGTACAACGCCTTGTCGATGATGTTGTCCATGGCACGGACGACAACAGGGATATCTTCTTTAAAGGCGTGGTAATCAAACTGCCACTCACCTGCCTCGTCCTTACCCAGATACTTGACCAGGTTGAACGAACCCAACAAACACGCACCGTTAGGAGGAAGCGGTTGCTCTGCACACGGGTTAGTCGCTGCAATGGTCTCTGCGTAGTAGAGATTGTTCATCTCGTTGATGCGGTCGATGAACAGGATGCCAGGCTCAGCCCAGTCCCATGTCGAACGCATGATCTCGTTCCACAGGTTCTTAGCGTCGATCGTACGGTACTTACGGCCACCCCAGACCAGGTCGTAGCCGGTGCCCTTTTTGACAGCTTCCATGAACTCGTCGGTCACACCGATCGAGACGTTGAAGTTTGTCAGGTTGTTGGTGTTTTGCTTTGCGCGAATAAACTCTTCAATGTCTGGGTGATCGACACGGAGCACGCCCATCTGGGCTCCACGTCGATGACCTGCACTAGCCACAGTGCCGCATACAGCATCAAAAATACGCATGAAGCTAACGGGGCCACTAGCAACGCTACCGTTAGCAATAGTGTCACCGCGAGGCCTAATAGTACTAAAGTCATACCCAATGCCACCACCAAGGCGCATCGTTTCAGCAGCATACTTCGCGACATCCATAATGCCTTTCATCGAATCTGGAATAGTAGGGGACACAAAACAGTTGTATGGTGTAGCTAGACGAGCTGCGCCAATAGCTGCCTGAACACGACCAGCCGGCAAGAACCGTTGGTTCATTAGGATATCTTTAAATTGCTCGTAGTGGTCAGCGTTGTCCTTGAGCGTGTCCGCAATGCGGATCACCTTGTCTCGGAACGTCTCACCGGGTTGGCGGTACTTCATTTCATCAAGTTCATTAGAGATACGGAGAGAAGGTCCAGTCATTCAAAGTCCTTATACTTTTGGGTCAAATCGCTGTATCCACCGATATGGACACCGTCTTTAAAAATCTGTGGTACTGTCTTAAAGCCACCAGAAACAAAGAACTCCCGGACATCCGGGAGCTTTGCAATGTTCAACTCTTTGAAATACTTACCGCGAGTTGTTAGGAATTCTTTGGCCAGATAACAGTAACGACAATCATAAGTTGTTATCAATACGTACAATAGTCAACTCCGCTTAGGCTGCTTCTTGCGGTTTACCTTCTTGGGGACGACTCGAGTTGGCACGTTCTCTAGAGAGCCTGTCCGGTTAGAACCGACATGATCGACTTCTTTACCATCACCTTTCTTGACTAGGCCATTCTTCATCGCCTCGCGTCGCGCCTTGTTACGCTCTGCTCGTCGCTTCTTCTGGGCCTCTGTACCCTGGTATTCTTTGTATTCTTTCTTATAATCTCTACTCAAGGCAAAGGCTCCATATCAGGAATGTCAAAACTAAAATTACGAATAAGTACGACAAGCAAATCTTCTTCCGTCATCTCATTATATTCAAGCAACTCCTCAAGGCTGTAAGCCTCAAGGAGTCTAGAAATACGTTCACGAAGTTGTAGTTCGTCGCGTTCCATTTACGCATACTCACGTTTCATACGGTCCAAACTAATGAACTCGGGGTCGTAAGTTCCGTTGTGGACATTGCGTTTAACAACAACACCTCTCCACCAGAGGCGGTTTACTTCTCCAGCCCAGTCGGCGTCGTAGTCCTGGAAGACTCCAGCAAGGCAGCCGATAATTTTTTTACCTGACGTAGCAGTTCGATAGCAAAGATCAGCAAGATGAGAATGGCCGGCAGTGCAAGAAGTAAACTGCTTTGAGACCAAGCTGTAAGCAGGGTGTTCACCACCGACAGGGCGACCCATAAGGCCACTAACATGGTAGTGCGCGTAGTGGACACCATCGACTTCCACGACTCCTGGACTGCCACCGTTATAAGGGATAACAACATCATAAAATTCCTCCAGTGCTAAGTCCTTCATACCGATGGCTCCATCGAGCTCAGGCTGAAGATTGATTGCTTTATTGATACGTTCTTCGTGGTTGCCGATACAGAAGTACCGCTTCGGCAATCTTTTCTTGGTAGCCTTGACTGTGTCCCAGAGCTTAGTCTGCCAGTCGAGGTGAGCATCAACATCGGCTCGGTATGTACGGCCTTGAAAGGTTTTCTTGCCTTTGTCGTAGCCAGACAGACTAGGCATGTCAGCCGAGTCACCGATGTGGATTACAACGTCAGGTTTAATGTCGTTGATCAACTTGCCGAGCCATATTGCTCGTTTATTATGGTGTTGGTAGTGAGCGTGAGAATCTGGAATAACAAGATGTGTAGTCAATTCATTGAAGCCAATCTTCCGGAATATTCTTAAAAGCAAACGGGAAACCGTTCTTGTTTGCCCAATCAGAATACCTGGATTTAGAGTTCTTATTCAATTTGTTATCGTTCTGAAACAGAATGCGAATGTCAAGATCAGGGTTAGCTCGTTTAACTGCAATCATTTTAGAACGATCTTCTGATCGCAACCAACCCTTAGCCTCGATGTAGAGAATTCGACCGTCTTTAAATTCTACAGTAAAGTCCGGGACGTATTTGCGTTCAATGTAGTATGGAATTTTATCTGACTCATATGAAATTTTAAGTTTGCTTCTACCTTTTAATGCTTGTAGATCTTTATAGACGTTACGTTCGAGAGAACTCTTCATACTATCTACATTAACTCTAGACAATTTCTGGTACCTTTGGTTCGTTTTTTACCACGGTCAGAAAGCGGGGGCCTGTAGAATATCCGAAGACTCGGAGATTAGGCCAACACTTGGTTTTAAACGGACAGTAGCTGCACTCGACACCAAGCTTACGGTTGCCTGACTTGCCATCTTCTTCGTCAAAGTAAGCACGGTTAGGTGGTGTCTTTGACTCAATAATTCCACGCTTGGTATGAACTAACGAGTCGTAGTCTTTACCAGTCTTAGGCTGGATATCGACAGTTATGTGACCTAGGGTCTTGTCGACAGCGATGAACGCAGCGATGTTCTTGTTGGTAACCAGGGGATCATCCTGACTGGCGTAGAGGTAGGCACCTAGTTGATCGAGGTAGCCAAAACTATCCTTGTCTTTGGTCAGGTGGTCCTCAAACTTGCGAAAGCTGTAAGTACTAGCGGACTTGACATCGACCAATACCCCGTCGACCACAGCGTCACGATGACCAATGACTCCGTCGATTTCGAGAGTGTCTTGGGCGCCGGCCACGCTATGCCCT